ATATGATTTTTGAGATACTCAATAACTTCCATTCGGTAATTATTTACTTTCTTCTACTGAAGCTTTTCTATAATCAGTTACCAACTTTTTGATTTCACCAATTGCTTTTCTAGCTCTTGATTTACCAGTTTTAGTTGGTGCATTGTGATTCTCTTCAAATTGAGAGAATAGTTCAGTAATTTCTTCGAAAATTTCTTGTGAATTTGCCATAAATTTTATTTTTATAAATTATTAAATTAAAAAACCGAACGCGGGTAATCGTTGTTCGGTGTGTATAACTATTGTATATATCAGAAAAAATTAAATTTCTTTCCCAATTTTTAATAGTTTTTCGTTTTTAATATTCTTTCATCAACTTTTGGGTTGACTAATAAAATATTGTTGTAGAGTTTACTAATTTTGATAGTATTAACCGAAATTCTCTACATATTTTTTATGGAGTAACTTTTTTTCCATCTGCCCTCCATCTGCAGATTCCTTTTGTGTCATAATTCCATCGGAAGAATTACCGTCATACACTTCAATGAACCCAGTGTTAGTATCCATTTTAGATGGAAACGTAATCCCATCAGGTCCAAATCTATTTTTCATAATATGAAATCTAGCAGTATTGTTTAACTTATCTTTAGATTTCCTACTGATACTCATAATGAAATCAGCGTTCATTACTTTTGCATAAGAATCTGCAATTTTATCTGCCTCAATTACTTCTGAATCAATTGCTGAACGATTGGTTTGAGATGCAGTCCAAATTGGAATTGCCAATTCACCACTTATACCTCTTAGTTCAATATAAACACCACCTTGTTCACCATACGTTGAATCGGATTTATTAGTATGAGATAATAGTAAATCAGCATAATCAATAATAATTAAATCAGGTTTATTTCCTGCAGCAGTCATTTTTTCAATATGAGATTCTATTGCCTTTGGAGATATACCCTTTGGTGGATAGTACTTAATTAAAAGTTTACCTTTTAATCTAGATATCTTATCTAATACAATTTCTTTCTTTTGCTTCACATCGGTAGATGGAATTTGAGTAAAAACAGTATCGTAACGCTGACCAACATAATGTTCTGAAAGTTCTAGTGAATAATGTACCACATTAAGTCCGGCTCTTACAGCTGCGGCACCTAAAGCACATAATACCCAAGTCTTTCCAACACCAGAAGGTGCAACGGCGACTCCCAATTCACCTGGCCCTAATCCACCATCCATAACATCATCGATACAACTCCATCCAGTGGAAACTGAGTTTCTATTAATTTCAGTTGTTCGTTCTTCGAAATCTAATAAGTAATCATGTCCTAAATCAGTATCAATACCCACTTTCATGGCTTTATCTACTAAATCTTTTATTCTATCATAATTTCCTGCTTTAAGTAAGTCAACAGAACTAACAATTGCTTGTTTTAGATTTTGATTTATACAAAAATTAGAAAACTCTTTCTTTACATAATCTAAATCAGAATCACCAACTTTAATAAAAACCGATTTTAGTTGTTCAACTACACTTTTCTGAAAACCTCTATCATCTAACTTTGAAACTTCAGATTTAAAAACATCAAGTGTTGGAGATTTTTTATAATCACCATAATAGGATATAATCTCATCTGCTATCCATTTATTAGATTCAGATTCAAAAAACTTTGGGTGTATTATTTCACTAAGAGTATCCAATAAACGAACATCTACAATCAACGATGATAAAACCTTTGTTTGAAATGATTGTCCGTATTTAGAAAGAGTGTCTATGTTTTGCATCTATAACCTTATTTGATTCTACAAATATAAGAAAAATATTTGGATAAACCTAATTTATTTTGTAATAATATTATGAAAGGTTGAATGTAACCAATCGTTAATGTCTCTCCAATTTTGAAGTACTTTATATTTCTGACCTATTCGTAAGAAATCTAATTTTTTAAATTCAATATCATCCACATTGAATCTATCTAAAATTTGCAACTTTTGATTTGTTGGAATATGTGGGTTATCTAATTCCATTAACCTCTTATTCATAAGGAGTTGGTCTTTTGCTTTTAAGATATCATCATATAATTTGATTTTACCTTGTTTCTCCTCACACATTTTAAAGAATTCCTTATGTGATATAGTTCTATCCTCTGAAAGTTCAGGAAACCTCTTTAAAAGAGTTTTAACACCACACCCTTTTATACCTGGTATGTTATCGGATTTATCACCATCTAATGTTCTATATAATAAAAGATTTTCTGGCCATATTCCAAATTCATCAAATACCACTTGTCTATTATACATTTTCTTTTTAGTTGGTGAAAAAACACTAACTTTATCAGAAACCAATTGAAGAAAATCCTTATCAGTTGAAACAATTACAACCTCACCATCCAAATCGTGTTGAGTATGCTTAGTTAAGTATGCAATTGTATCATCTGCTTCAATACCATCATAAATCATTGTTTGAACTGGTAAATAATCTAACATATCATTTAACCAAACAAACTGCTGTCTCATGGATAATTGTTCTTCTTCTTCATTTAAGAACTCCATGTATTGTCTGTTTACTCGAAATCTTCTATTTTCTCTTCCAGCTTTATAGCCTTCAAATACTTTTTTACGAGATTTAGAACCACCCTTTCCATCAAAAGTTACAATACAACGAGTTGGATTAAATTCACGAATTTGATATCCAATAGATTTTAGAGAACCAACAACTCCACCAGTATGGTCACCATCCTCATTCATTGTAGGATTAACTGTCCATGACCTGATGAAAGTGTTTAATCCATCTATTATCATAACTCTACTATTTCTTTCACGTGAATGATTCGTTTCTCTTTCCGATTCAACCTCGTTTAGAATATCTTTATAGAGTCCTTTCATTATGTAGTTGTTGTTGTGTAGTTGATTAAATTAGACCCATCAAGATATTTCTCGATTGCACCTAATCTATCATCTGCATCAACTAACATTTGTAAAGCCGACTCTGCATTTTCATAAAAATCCTTTGTAGAGTGGTCTCCAATTCCAGCAGGGTGGATTTCCAATAACTCCAACGTAAGGAGTGCTTTTGCTTTATCTGCCTCAGCAGATGTTTTTAACATTTGTTTTAATTTACTCATAACTTATTATTTTTTTAATTTAATCTACTACTTCTGCTCCATCTGTATCCAATTCGTGTGCTTCTATATCTCTGGAGTCTGATTTATATTGCAGTATAGTTGATTCACAAATCTTTTTATATATCTGGTCTTGTAACTCTTTGTTAGTTTCCATCATACTAATAAAGTCTTTGGATTGAAATTTAATTTCTTCTCCAGTTTCCGTATCAACATAAGTGTACCAAGCTCCTGCTTGTTTCAGTAATGAATTTTCTTTCATTACACCTAACCAAGAACCATAGTTATCAATTCCTCTATCAAAGAATATTTCAAAATCTGCCGACCTTAATGGTGGGCCCATTCTGTTTTTTACTACTTGACAACGTACTTTCATACCAATGGTTTTATCTTTACCATTTACCTTTTGTTTAATTTGTCCCATATTCTTCAAACGAAGTCTAACCGATGCATGAAATGCAAGAGCCTTTCCTCCGGAAGTAGTCCAAGGGTCACCAAACATAGCATTCATCTTTTGTCTTAATTGATTAGTGAATACTAGGGTTACTTTTTGCCTACCAATCATATTGGTAATTTTTCTCATCGCTTTTGATATAATAATAGCTTTATCAGTTGCATATCCATCTTTTCCATAGTCGGCAGCCAACTCATTTTTAGTTGAGGCGGCAGCAACAGAATCTACTACTATTGTTACTAATTTATCATTATACGTGGTTCTTACTTTTTCAATGATTGTTTCGGTAAATTCGAAAATTTGTTCAACTGAATCGGCTGATACATATAGTAGTTTTGCTACATCTACACCAATTGCTTCTAAAAATTCTCTACTTACTGCAGTTTCAGTATCTATTAGAACTGCGACACCACCTTGCCTTTGTGTTTCAGCAAGGAGGTGAGCAGATACTAATGATTTTCCACTTTGTTCTAAACCAGTGATTTCAGCAATCCTTCCAATTGGAAGACCACCATATGGGCGATTCGAAATGGCTACGTCTAGCATTGCACATCCAGTTGATACCCAGCCATCTACATTTGTAGGTGCGTCATCTTCTCCTAAAAAGAAGGCAACCTTTTGGTCTTTGCTATATTTGTTTAACTCAGAAGCTAGTTCTGATGCTAAATCCATTTCTTTTTTTGCCATATATTATATATTATCCGTTAAACAAATCATCAAATGCAGATGCAACATCATCCAATTTTTTCTTATCATCAACCGTAGGTTGTGATGTTGATACTGTTGCAGCAGTAGCAGTTTTAGGTGTTGATGGAGTTGATAAAGTCTGTTGACTTGTACTCTCCTCACCTTCTTCTGATGTAGGGTTCAACCATCCTTCTAATACTGATTTTAATTCATCATAAGATAATTCTGAATATATGTCAGTAATATTAGTTTGAGTTTCTACCAGACTTTGTTTAGCAGATTCATCATCAGATACAGGTGTTTGATTGGGTTTGATACGAATTGTAGTTACTGGATACGATGTTCCGGCATCTTCAGCCGAAGTGTATTCAATAGTTATATCTCTACCACCATCAACATCAGTAATATCCCCATAATCAGGGTCTGCGATGTATCCAAGTAATTCTTGATAAACAGTTTTACCAAATCCCCAAAATCTTACACCTTCTGATTCTTCACCCTTTACGATGACAGGAACAAAAGTTCTTAATTTTGGCTCCATTTTCTTTGCAGCTTTCCAATCTTCTTTATCTCCCATTCTTTTCAACTTTTCAGCAAACTCAACGATAGGGTCTGGTCTTCCAAAAGAAGAAGGAGACAAATACGTTTTGTTGTTGATGTTGTAATGGAAAAATAATTCAATAAAAGGATTTTCTGGAGAAAATTTATAAGGAACTATTCTTACTTGGTGTTTACCTGGTGTTGGTTTCCACAAATTATCTTTGCGGTTTGAAGTGTTTTGTAGTTTGTTCAGTCTACCTCTGATTGCAGCTAAATCTAGTGCCATAATTTTTAAATTTTAAAGGTTTATTTATTTAATGGTTTTATTTAGGTGTCTTTCCTACACCATATATAAATATCAAAAAACCCGATTTTAAGGGGGCTTATCTCCACTTATTTATACTAATATACGAAAAGTTTTTAACAATTCCAAATTATTTTAAAAGTTTTTTTAATTAAAGTTGAATTGGTAGTTTTTCCCATTTGTTATACAAATATACGAAAAATAATTGATACTACCAAATGTTTTTAAAAGTTTTTTAATAATAAAAGTGAAGTGTGTATTTTTTTCCATTTGTTATACAAATATAAGAAAAATAATTCATATAAACAAATAAAGGAGAAAATTTCTTTTCTCCTTTTTTAATTTGTTTTGTTTTTATGTGATTATGATATGTCGTTTGATTCTATCAATGTATATGTAAATGAGTTTCCCCATACATCACTTGCTTTTCTACAAACATCCATAAATTCGTTGAAATCGGATTCTTTGGAAAATACTTGACAACCTGCAGACCATTTATCAATCTGTGTTGAACCATTTACAAATTTACCTGCTTTATGAATATTGATTCCAAATATACCTTCATGTACATTTTCTTCAATCATATCATACTTACCATCTTTGTTATTATCTCTATAAACTTTGACTGGTGACTTCTGTCTTAGTGCCTCATACTT